ATCAAGTCCTGGTCCAAGTTAGATTTAATGGCATTGACTGGAGCAGTTCATGCAGAATACATGAAAGCACAACAGGAGGGTAAGGTTCCCCAGGAGATTCTTGCGGATTCATGCGGTTTGGGAGCCGGGGCATGTGACCGAATGCGTGAATTGGACATGCCAGCAATTGATGTGAACACTGGTGAGGCCGCATCCATCTCTGGTCAGTACAAGAATTTGAGAGCAGAGTTGTGGCACAAGGCAAAAGAATGGTTTGAGCAGCTTAATTGCAGGATACCCAGGGATGAGAGATTGATGTTTGAATTGTGCTCACCCAGATACACCTATGAATCCACTGGTAAGATCCGTATGGAAACAAAATCTGAGATGAAGAAGAGAATTGGACATAAGGGTTCCCCAGATTTTGCTGACAGTTTCGTTTTAACTTTTTCAGGTACCAGTGCAATCATGTCTGGTGCAACCGGAGGTTGGGCAAAACCTCTCAAGAGAAACCTTCCAAATCTTTACTGAATCTCAGTAGCACCTGTTTCCCCCTAATTTGATGATATAATAGAAAAAGGCAGCTATGTCTAACTATGCCTTTTAGTCAAATAATCCCACTGAGAGAGATCTGAGAGTCCCAAATGCCAGAATATACTCCCGAATTAGAAGAATTACAAGAATTACCCCGATTTGACACTGATGCAGAATCCGGTTATGTGGATGATGATGAAGAAGTGGAGTCTGCACCAGAAGAGATGGATGAAACAGAGTTTTCTGGGTATGTGTCCCGGATGCTGGAAGATTCAATCCAGTATTGTGATGAATTATCAACTGACAGAGTAACTGCTTCCAAGTATTACTCCGGTCACCTTCCTGAACAGGATGATGAGGGTAGGTCTGGTGCCACAAGTTATGATACCAGGGATACCATAAATGCAATCCTCCCATCTTTAATGAGAGTTTTTTTTGGTGCGAACAAAATCATGCAATTCAATCCAAAAGGACCAGAGGATGTAGCCCAGAGTGAGCAAGTCACTGATTATATTAATAATTTGATACTTGAGAAGCAGCCCAACTTTTTTAAAACCATGATGGCAGTGTTTAAGGACGCACTTATCAGGAGAGTGGGTGTGCTCAAATTCTGGCATGAGGAAACCGAGAAAGTAACTTCTTCCAGGTTCTCAGGACTGGATGAGCAACAGGCTCAGATCCTGGCAGGTGATGATGATGTAGAATCTGTTGAAATGGAGGAATCCGGTCAGACTGCAGAGGGTATCCCCCTTTTCAATGTCACTCTTACAAGAAGAATTAAGGAAGGAAACATAAAAATAGAGGCCCTGCCCCCTGAAGAATTCCTAATTTCCAGAACTGCAAAATCTGTTGAAACTGCAGATATTGTAGCCCATCGGAGCTACAAATCCATTTCAGACCTAGTTTCTCTGGGATATTCCAGGGATGAGGTTGAGGAACATGCAACTACAGAGGAAAGTTTTTCAAATAATGAAGAATTCTACAATCGACATGCAGATAATGCCACCAGGCACCAGGGTAACTTAGAACCTGCTTCCCGGAAGGTTCTATATTGCGAATCTTACGTGAAAATCGACAAAAATAACGATAATTTCTCAGAATTATTGAGGGTCTGCACCATTGGGAATGCCCACAATGTTGTCAATGTAATGCCATGTGACCAGGTACCTTTTGTGTGCCTGACCCCAGATCCCACTCCTCACAGTTGGGACGGTGCCTCAATCACTGATATTGTTGCTGATATTCAGAGAATAAAATCCGCAATTTTACGGAACGTAATGGACAGTTTGGTTATGAGTGTTAATCCAAGAATGATGGTCCAGGAGGGTGCCGTAAACATGAAAGATGTGCTCAATACAGAAGTTGGAGCAATTATAAGAGCAAAAAACCCAAATGCAGTCACCCAACTTTCGATGCCGTTTGTCGGACAGGCTGCACTTCCTATCCTGGGAATGCTAGATGAGATAAAAGCCTCCAGGACCGGAATCACAAAAGTTAGCCAGGGTCTTGATGTTGAGAGCCTGACTTCAACTGCAAAAGTTGGAATTGATGCAGGTGTAAAAGCTGCACAAGCCCACATTGAACTGATTGCCAGAATATTTGCAGAAACTGGTCTAAAACCACTTTATAAAGGGGTCCTAAAACTTGTTTGTCAACACCAGGACCGGGAAAAGATGGTGCGGCTCAGAAACGAATGGGTACCAATTGATCCCCGGAGTTGGGATGCAGATATGGATCTTACTGTAGATATTCCACTTGGTGGTGGTAATGATGCGGAAAAGATGGGATTTCTTGAGAATATTATGAAAGTACAGGATGCTCTTCTACAGAGGTTAGGTCCTGAGAATCCGATTGTCAATTTGAGACAGCACTATACAACTCTCTCCAAAATAGTGCAATTAGCCGGGTTCCAGGACCCCTCCATGTTCTTCACTGATCCTGCTCAGTATCAACCACCTCAGAATCAGGCACCAAAAGAAAAAACTCCTGAAGAAGAGTATATAAAAATTCAGGGTCAGAAAGTCCAAATGGATGCTCAGAATGATATGGGTAAACTTGAATTGGAAAGAGAGAAGATGATCAGGTTGGATGACAGAGAGAAAGATCGTAATGAGACTCAAGCACAACTTTCGGTGATGGATATGGAAGCAAAATACAACACAAAACTTGATAGTGAGAAAATAAAGGCCAATATTGAGAGGAATCGTGAAGCAGGAAAAGAGAGAGCATCCATGATTCAGGCCCAGCAGAAGATGCAAGCTCAAGCTCAAGCTCAAGCTCAAGCCCAACAACAGGCTCCTCCACAACAACCACCCCCAATGCCACAAATGCCACCTAATGCATAAACGATATGGAGACTCCAGGGCAGTAACTCCCACCACCAGTCAACCTGGACTGTTGGATTATATGGGAGAAGGATGGGATGCCCTGCTGGACAGAGGTATGCCTTTCTTTTCCGAAAATCATCCTGCATCCATTGCATCCAGGAATATTGACTGGTCAGAAGGTGGTGATCCAAGTAGTGACCCATACCTGGAAGAACAATTGGATGTAATTGCAAATTCTGTTGGAGGTGGTTCCAATGTGCCAGGTGCAATATTCCCAGGTGGTCTTCTTGGAGGTATGGTCAAAAGGGTTCCCATCAAGAAGGGAGCAAAAGTAAAACTGAAGGAAGGTGAATCTATAATTGCAAAAACTGAAGGTGGATTTGGTGGTGATTATATACTTACCAGAAACCCATCAAAAGGTCAGAACTGGCTGGAAGGTGCACCTAGTGGTGACTGGAAGGGCACTGGGATTGATATGTCTAAGGCACCCAAGAAAGTTGCAAAACCGGAAGGTGGTTGGAGGATATCACAAATGGAGAATATGGACCCTCTTGCTTCCGATAGTTGGAAATTTGCTCACAAGAAAGATCCCAACGCACCGATACCCTGGGGTCATCATGCATATCCCTCATTTAAAGATGCCTGGGAACAACTTCAGAAGGTTGGTAAAGATTTTCAGCATCTTTCCCTGGACAATCCACCCATTGGAGCACCTGCCTATTTACAGGGAAGCAGGAGTCTTGTAGACCCAACAGGTCTTTTTGATCTCACTAAGGGAGGTAGAACAAATGTACCCCAGATCAGGGGGGATCTTTTTCGGCCCCTGAAACCACATAAGGAAGCAGCAGATATTGTAAAGATATTAAAATCTTCAAAACAGCAGAAACAACTGGAGGAGTGGTTTGAGTCAGGAGCAAAACAGGGAGGTCTGGACTGGTACAACACCAACCATCTGAAAAAGTTTGCAATCGAGCAATTTGGTGATGATATAGGAATCCAGCTTTATGAAAGATTCCTGAGATACAATGCAGCACTTTCTCCAAATACTGCAGTTATTCCAAATATCAGACAGGCATCTTACTGGAATACCCTGGATGAATTGAATGTTCCAATTGCAGAGCAAATCAGAACAAGAACTCTTGCTCCAATTCCACCAACATATGGAAGGATGGGATTGCAGTCAGTAAAGGGTCTGCTTGCATCTGCAAAAGAAGGGACAAAAGGCCCAATTCTTTTGGGAGGTAAGAATATTAAGACAGCAGGAGTACCCAAGTATGCACATGATTTACAGACAACATTTCCTATTGGTGCACCAAAAGTGGAGAGTTTTTGGGAGAATCTCCTGGGTAACTTATCCTCTGCCACATTGGATGCAGGTGCAATGAGAGCAATTGCAGGTAAAGTTGGAGGAGTGGGCAAAAAGGCAACCCAACTCAGGACATCTGCTTCAAAAGAAATCTATGGTGCAGTTGAGGATGAATTTGCCAAGTTTGCAGAAAAAATGGGTGTGGCACCTGCACAAGCCCAGGCTTCAATCTGGGGGGGTGCCTCAAAATATACTGGAGTTGGTAAGGCCCCACTGGGAATGCCAGAGGGTGCAACATGGATGGAAATGTTAATGTCAAGAGTTAATAAAACTGCACTTGAAACAGGGAAGTCCCCCAAACAGGTTCTGACTGAAGTTCTCTCAGGAAATCAGGTGCTAAGATCAATGGTTGCCCCACTGTTAACTACAGGTGCAGTTGGGGGATTACTTGGAGAAGAGGAGGGTCTCTAATGGATGAAATAGATATTTCCTACGATACTGTATTTTGTAAACAATGTAAATTGAAGGACCACCCGAACCCGGAGATTTGCCTCCAGGATCGTGAACAAATATATGCGGCTGCAGTTGCAGCAGGTAATTCTAAGAACATGACAAAACCAGCAATTTGCACCCAG